GAGGCACGGCCGGAGGCACGGCCAGAGGCACGGCCAGAGGCACGGCCAGAGGCACGGCCAGAGGCACGGCCAGAGGCACGGCCAGAGGCACGGCCAGAGGCACGGCCAGAGGCACGGCCAGAGGGACTGGAGAGGGATATAAACCCAGAGGCGGCGGCTACTATCGGGGCGGGTTGAAAGTGTTTTGTTTTTATCCTGTAACAAGGGCAAACAATGCCAATGAATACAGGGCAAACAACCCGGATTAAACAAGGGATAGAGGCAGGGCAGTTACATCAAAGGGCGGCGGGTATGTGCGGCGGCCTTTGATGACACTATGCGGCGGCGGGTAACATCCCGCTGCCCTCTGGGCGACTTTTTAATGATCCAGCGGGCGCCGCATGATAGCGGCGGGCTTTTCAATGGCCGCACAGGCGGCGGCCATTGAAAAGCACAGGCGGCGGCCTGTGCCCTTGGCAGTTACATCAGTGCGGCCTCTGCCTCTGCCTGTGCGGCGGCCTCTGCCTCTGCCTGTGCGGCGGCCTCTGCCTGTGCGGCGGCCTTCATGGCCGCACTCACAGCATCATTTTCCGCGTCAACGGCGGCGGCGGCCTGTGCCTCTGCCTCTGCCTTGGCGGCGGCCTGTGCCTCTGCCAACGCGGCGGCCTGTGCGGCGGCCTCTGCCTGTGCGGCGGCGGCCTGTGCGGCGGCCTCTGCGAATACGCCAACGGCGGCGGGCGTCTTTTCAAGCCACGCCCGGACAAAATCAACGCGGGCAGAGGCGGCGGCGGCCTGTGCGGCGGCGGCCTCTGCCTGTGCGGCGGCGGCCTTGGCGGCGGCTTTGTCGGCGGCCTCAAGAATGACAGTGAAAGCCGCGCCAAGGCGGGCGGCGGCGGCCTCCGCCTCTGCCTTGGCGGCGGCCTGTGCCTGTGCCTCCGCCACTGTCAACCCCACGGCGGCGGCGGCCTCTGCCTGTGCCTGTGCGGCCTTGGCGGCCTCTGCCTTGGCGGCCTCTGCCTTGGCGGTATCGGCGGCGGCTTTGCCTGTGGTTTCCTGATTCATGCACCATTGAATGAAGGGAAGGGCGTTTTCAAGGGAGGCCCGTGCATCGTTATCCCGCACCAATGCGGCCACGTCATCGCACAGTGGCACAGTCACTGTGCCACTATCGGACACAATGCCGGCGGCCACCAGTGAGCGGAAAACATGGCTTTGCTTTTTAGAGGCAACGGCAAAGCCTGACAGGATAGTCCTATTGCCGTATGCGGCGGCCTGTACGATGCCTTTCCATACATGGCCCATAGCACCGATCGAGGCGGCCTCCTTCTGGCCGCCTTTCAAGTAAGCGGCGGCGGCGGCTTGTACGCCCCCAAACTTGGCGGCCTTTGCCTGTGCGGCCGTCACATCAGAGGGAAGGGCGGCCACAAAGGCGGAGAGGGAGAATTTAGAAGCGCTCATGATAAACCTTTCAAAGTAAGTAATTGGGGCTTATATAGTCTCACGCCTACACAAGAAAAGCACTAGGACAAACCCTAATAGACAAGGTGCAAATTATGTGATAGGGGTTACCACCTAGGTGCGCGACTAACATAAGGGACCGGGTTTGTATATAGGGGTTTACCCTGTTGACGTATAGGGTTTATGTGTGCTATAATTGGCGGCCCATACCAGCCCACCTCGACATGCAAAATATATTCTAAAACTTTTATAAACACATAGATATGCACACCTACATGACACAAACCAAAAATTCTATGGCACAATCCGAAAATGACATATCCTGTGACATGGCCCAAAGCCAACCCAAAGCGACCTGACACCGTAGCCTCGCGCACGACGGAACAGCAAAGACAAGACCTTTGGGAGCGCAGGATAACGACTAGGGAACTTGCCAAGCAGCTTGGAGTACATGAAAAATACGTATCCTCAGTCTTTCCCGGCAAGCAACCCATATTCAATAAAAAGCCCCTGATTGAAGCGCGTAAAGCCCTGAAATTAGAGCTTGGACGTGAGGTACTAAAAGGAAAGTACAGCATATCCCAAGCTGCAAAGATAGCCTTTGTAAGCTACAACACAATGATGCGCGCAGTAAACAAAGTAAGGGAGATAGATAATGAGTCTAATTGACTTTGAGGGTGATGTACCAGAAACCCCAAAAGTAATCCCCAAAGTACACTTGGTTACCAGCTTTAACGAGCTAAACCTTGAAACTGAGCTACTAAAGCAATACAACCGTGCAGAAACCTTGATATCCGAGGTTATGCACGACCCAGAAACACCGCTAAACCAAAAAGCGCAGACCCTAAACACCATTACTTCTATCCTTGCTAGCATCACTAAGCAGCAAACGGATATATATAACGCTGGGCGCTTGAGAATCATTGAAGATGTACTACTAGAAACCTTGAAGCCACATGCAGCTATACATGAAGAGTTCCTGATAGCGTATAAAGCAGCACTTGAAAGGGCAGGAAGTGCTAAATGACCACTATAAACGCATAGAAGATGGCCTAAATAATGTATTTCACCTGCATAATCTAGCAAGTTATGCAGAAAAACATATCATTTTAGAGAGCAAAAAGCTGTCTTTTACGGGTGGTTATGAGTTCCAACGAGCTATTCTTAATGATGATTCGCGTGTAACGAACACAGTTAAACCAGCGCAGATCGGCTTGACTGTCAGCACAATCTGCTACTTTCTGTCTGCCCTTGCTACACAAAAGCAGTTTAACGTTATTTACGCCTTGCCATCGACCAATGATGCGACAAAGCTGACAATTACCAAAGTAAACCCCATACTTTACGGCAGTCCTGACCTTAAGCGCTTGTTAAATGTCAATGTAGACTCGACAGAGTTAAAGGAAATCAACGGCAATTTCTTGTTTATTCGCGGAACTAGATCAGAAACTGCAGCCTTGTCTATCAGTGCAGACTGCCTTGTAGCTGACGAGATAGACCGGTGTGACCCGGACACCCTGAAGCAGTTTAGAAGCCGCTTGCAAGCCTCTAAGCACCAGATTATCAGGCAGTTTAGCACACCCACACAGGAAGGTGTGGGAATCTCTAAGGAAGCAGAGACTTCAAAGCGCATACGCCATATGGGTATATGCAACTGCTGCGGACATAAGTGGTTGCCAAGCTACCACACGGATATAGTGATTCCGGGCTACTATGACGACCTCAAAGGATTAACGAAGTATAACATCAAAGACTACCAGTGGCAAAAAGCCCACTGGATGTGCCCAGCTTGTAGACGCGACCCACAATTTGACCCTACCAGACTTGAGTGGGTGGTAGAAAACCCAGATGATAATTATGAAGCACATACACATTACGTTACACCGGTCACTGCTTGCCGCTTGCTTGTGCCAGCGTATTTGGTACGAACAAGTACGGAGTTCAATACAAGAGCAGAATGGCAAAATCAGGTACTAGGCGAAACAAGCGAAGATACGAATGAGCAGTTGACTGCAGCGGATATAAGCAAGGCGCTTGTACAAGCTGATTTATCTAGTAGTGCTATACATTTCATGGGCTTTGACATGGGCCTACTGTGCGCTGTGACTATCGGCAGACTGTCTAATGAGGGCTTGCTGCTTGTAGTGCATAGGGAAATGGTGCCGCTATCTAAGTTTAGAGAGCGCAGGCTTGAGCTTATACGCCAATACCGAGTAGTTATATCAGTACATGACGTGCAGCCCTATGTTTCTGAGATTATGTCAGTCTGTGAAGTAGACACTAATGCTTATGGTGCAGTGTTTACAACATCTAAGAATCCACAGATGTACACTGTAGCTGATAAAGACGAAGATGCAGAAGAGGGTAAGCTAAACTTGCGCTTGCTAAAGATTAACCGTACTGCTGCATTTGATAAGCTACTTGAGATATTCAAGGAAAATAAGATATTCATCTCAAAGGGAGCAGATGATGGTGTACTGCAAGAACACTACTTGAGCTTAAAGCGTACTAAGATATTCCAGAATGACGAGCTTGTTTTCAGTTGGCAAAAGACGGATGGGCAAGATCACTACTTCTTTTCACTGATGTACATGTTCCTTGCCACTACCCTGCTAGGCACTGTAAGTGGGTGGACGGAACCGGGGAGAACTCCACTTTTGGTAGCGTTTAGGCCCAAGGAATACTCGTAAGGAAGTTATCATCCGGTACATTTTTGGAAACTCTATGGTCGGCATTGACTTTTCCGTTAACTCCCCAGCTGCCTGTATATTACTTAACGGAGAGTATCACTATGTATGCTACAGACAGGCTGCTAAGCACGTAGTTACAAATAGTAATGTGCAGATGCTAGAGTATCCAGTATGCTCTAACATTTTAGAAAAATACGATCAGGTAGCCGAGGGTTTAATCAGAGGAATCCAAAATATACTGCCAGAACCTTGTAAAGTAGCTATAGAAGATTACGCTTATAGCGGTTATAGAGCTAGCCAGTCCGCAGAAAGTTGCGGAATACTTAAGTACAAGTTGTACAAACTAGGGTATCAAGTGGTACCTTACAATATAGCTTCAATAAAGAAAAATGCGACTGGAAGCGGCAAAGCAGATAAAAGAGCGATGCTTAATGCTTTTAATAGTAGCGTAGGAAATATATACAGCTGGTTTAGTACTACAGATAAGTCTGCAAAAGTTATAAACCCTATATGCGATTGCGTAGACGCTTATTACGTATTGCAGTACGGACTGAAAGGCTAATATGAAACTCTTAGACACCCTGATGAATAAGTTTGAGGCGGCATTGCTGCCTCCGATGCCTATACCTAAGGCTCCTAAGGGTCCTCAAGGTCTGCCCGGCTATAGAACACAGACTGCGGTACGTACAAGTGCGTCACCAAAGACTGATAGAAACCTTGCTAATACCGATAGACTGGTATCGGCAAGGTCACAGTCTAATACGCAGAAAGTGTTGCGAGAGCTGAGCAAGAGTAGCCCAGACCTTAGCAGCGCAGTGTCATTCTTGATGCGTACTGGCATTCCTGAGAAGTTCAAGTTGACTGCAAGGGATATGGACGGCAAGGTAAGCGTAGAAGCTACGAAACTTGCACACGAGTTGCTGCGCCGCATGACCTACCTTGGAAACGTAGACGGAACCTTTGGCGCACAGATGGGCTTGCAAAGCTTGAGTGAAGCGCTTGGCCTTGAGTTGATTCTCGATGGTGCTAGCTGCTTGGAAGTAGCGCTGGATAAGGCAAGGATTCCTGCTAGCCTTAACCCAATCAGCGTTACTACGCTTGTAATGTTTGAAGAAGATAATAGCTTTAAGCTTAAACAGCGTATCGGCGGCGAGGATATTGATCTGGACTTGCCTACCATTATTTACGTTACGGTAGATCAGCTGCAAACAGAGGTGTACCCGTCTTCATACGTGGAGTCGGCTATACAGCCCATCCTTGCAGACATTGACTTTAACAATGATACACGTAGGGCCTTGAAGCGGGCTGTGCTGCCGCGCTTGACTGCTATTCTTGACAGCGAAGCGGTGAAGAAGTTTACGCCACCTGATATCCTCGGCGACCCTGAAAAGTACGCTGCATATAAGAATGCACTGATTCAGGAAGTGCAAGCCGTAGTGAATGGCGCTGCACCAGAAGATGCTTTTGTTAGCTATGACCAAGTAGACTATAAATACATTGATGGTGGGCAAGACCCAAGCGCTATTATTGAGCGCATACAGAAAGTGCTGAACGGGAAACTGAGCAGCGGTGCAAAGACATTACCAGTTATCCTTGGCCAAGCTTCTACATCGAACGCTAGCTCTACAGAGGCTATGCTGTATGTTAAGCAAGCGAATATGCTGCGAGTTAAGCTCAATGAGATATACTCCCGTGCAATGACTATTGCTGTACGCATCATGGGGCAAGATGCTTATGTAGAGTTTGAGTACGAACCGATTGACCTGCGCCCAACGAGGGAACTTGAAGCTTATAAGTCGATGGAGCAGTCACGCATCCTTGACCTACTAAGCCTTGGCTTTCTGACTGATGAAGAAGCTTGTATAGCGCTGACTGGTAACTTGCCACCAGACGGCTACACGCCAAAATCCGGCACCATGTTCAGGGGTCAGGGCGCGGCTGGGCAGGCTGGAGGCAATCCAGACTCCAACACAAGTGCAATGGGCCAGACCTTGAAGCCAAAGGCTCCAGCGGCTCCTAAAGGCCCCGTGAAGGCTGAATCCGATGTGCAGCTTGCCGCACAGATGCTGTCCAGCGCCCACGCCAGCGCAGACCGGGCGGTGGAAGCGACGGAAGGTGCTATGAGAGCGGTGCAGGATATGGCATTTGCTATGCAAAGCTCTGCAAATAAGCCAGTGCAAGTCACTGTGGATATGCAGCCAATAGAGCTTAACCTTGTGCTTGAGCAGGGTAAGCAGCCGGTGAATAGGAAAGTGATTCTTACAAAGAACGCCGATGGTACTACTACGGCAGAGGCTATGCAATGATTAAGCTGCTTGCTGGGTATATTAGCGGAGATTACCATAATACAGAGTTAAAGATTGCTCTGTATTCTGATATGTTCACTGGAGAGGTTTATAGCTCTAGCGGAGAAGTAGCATCCGGTGCTGCAACTGGCTATGCTACAGGTGGTAAGTCAGTAGGCGTTATGGAAGTGGTGCAAAGAGACGGCGCTATAGACCTTGGTGGAAACATTAACGCGCAGTGGAAAAATTCAAACATAGCGGCGCGTAGTGCTGTCGTTTACCACGTAGAATCAGGCATTGTGTTGTACGTTCAGGATTTTGGAGAAGTAGTAAAGTCCGTGAATGATACGTTTTCAGCGGGTGTAGGCGATAATGCCGCACTCATTACGTGGGAATTCCCACAAGCATAACGGAGCTTTAGCATGGCATCATCGAACTTTACCAACTTGGCAGACCACCTTGCTAGGGCTGCAGTTAACTTTGCTTCGGGTACTTTTAAAGTACTGCTTGTAACGTCCATTCCAAGCGCTGGTAATATCGACGCATGGGTTAACCGCTCTGATGTGACGAACGAAGTTGCCGCTGGTGGTGGTTATGCTACTGGTGGTATTGCACAGACAATGACGGTGGGTGCAGTCGATACCACCAATAATCGGGTTCCAGTGACCCCATCGAATATTGTGGCTGGCTGGACTGCTGCTAGTATTTCGGCAGTAGGCGCTATCATTTATCTTTCAACTGGTACAGCAGCTACCGACAAGCTTATTAGCTTTGTGGACTTTGGTGGCACCATTACCAGCACGAATGGTAACTACGGCATCACGTATACCACACCTCTCTACATTAACGCATAATGGCTACTGGAACCGGAACAGCGACTATTAACTTCGGAGCCTTTCCCGGCTCTAACGAAGCAACGGTCGTCGTTTCTGGTCAGGGCACAATAAGCGCGACGAGTAAGGCAGAGGCTTGGGTGATGGGTGATGATAGCACGGCGGACCATACTGCAAGGGACCACAGGTACTTTGACGTATTCTGCGGCTTGACTTGCGGTACACCGACAGCAGCTACTGGCTTTACCATATACGCAACATCACAACAGAAACTGCAAGGCACCTATAAGGTGCGCTGGGTTTGGGCAGACTAATAAGGAACTACTATGTCAATGGACAATACAATCGTAGGTGCAGTTACTGGAACTGGTGCAGACGTTAATACCTATAGGTCACTTGAAGTAGTTACCGAAACAGACGCATGGACTAATGCTGCTAACGTAGGCGCTATTAGAGCATTCTCTGAAAATGACCAAGGTGTCATTACAGGTGTAGCACGGCTTGCCTCTATGGAAGTCGATATTGATTACCGTGGCCGGGTTAGCCAAGATATTCAACTTGACGAGTACTCTTATTCTGCTGCTGCCCAGTACACGGGTAAGCATACCTCGCTTGCTACTACATTTACTAACGGCTTTGTTGCTGGTAACTTTACCAGTAACAGTGCTAATGCATCAGGTTCTGCTGCTGGTTCTTTCTCAGGTATCCAGACCTATGCTTCGTTCCCTGCTATTGGAACGCATACCCTGTCTTTTGACCAAGAAGTAGCTTTTTCTGCTAACTGCCCTACAAATAATTTTGTTGAGTTTGGGGGCCAGACCGCTACCATTTCAGCGGCGGCACCTACGGATGGTGTGTTTTTCCGCCTTAATAGCTCAGGCTTGCAAGGTATTGCTAGCTACAACGGAGCGGAAACCTCTACGGGTATCTTTCCAATCTCCTCCTCTAATGCCTCTCCCTGGCAATATACGCTGAATAAGCGGTATCAGTACATCGTCTATATCGGTGGAGTCTACGCGGCCTTCTGGATGAATGACGGTACTGGTGCTGTGCTGATGGGCACCATTCCGCTGCCAGCAGGTCAAGGCCGGATGTGCATGTCGCAGTCTTTGCGTAAGTTCTTCCAACACCGGGTTACTGGCGGAGCTTCTGGCGGTGCATTACAGGCATCAGAAAGTGGCTATAGTGTCCGGCTCGGCGGTAGCAACATTGCTACGGTAATGTCCACTATGGGCAACCGTATTTACGGCAGCTACCAAGCACTTGATGGCGCTACTCAAGGTAGCTTGGCTAACTTTGCTAACAGTGCTAACCCAACGGCTGCAGCACCAACTAACACGACCGCGGCTCTGGGTACTGGCCTTGGCGGTCAGTTCTGGGAAACTGATACGCTGGCAGTAACTACTGATGGTATCATTCAGTCTTTCCAAGTGCCAACTGCCACTGTTAACGCCCGTGGCGCAAGACTTGTAGTACGCGGTGTGAAGATTCAAAGCTTCATACAGACTGCACTGACTGGTGGCGGTTATAACGCTGTATGGTCACTTGCTTTCGGTCACACTGCAGTATCTCTTGCTACCGCCGAGGGTACTGCTACTAAAGCACCTAGGCGTATCCCTATGGGTGTCCAGTCAGTGGCATCAGGTGCTGCTGCGCTTACTATGCTACAGGATATTTGGCTTGACCTTGGCGATGCACCAGTGTTTGTCAATCCCGGTGAGTTTGTGCAGTGCGTCAAGAAGAAGGTTGGTGCAGCACCAACGGCGGGTACTGTGGCACACAATATTACGTTCATATACGGCTGGGAGTAAGCTATGCCTGTTTCCTACGGGGTGTACAAAAAGCAGTTAAAGCTGCTTCCTCTTACGCTATACCCTGATGGAAGGGCTAGTGTATCTGTTAGATTTGGGTATGTTGGCGAGGACGAAGTATTTAACGCTATTAGTGAGCAGGCATTCCAGATAGACGAGGCTGGAGTTTCTGCTATACTGGATTCACAACCCATCCACGGGTTAAGTCGCAGGGATGATTTATCATACTCTGTTTATGCCTACCTTGTGCAAAATGGCCTAATTGAACCCGGAACAGTAAGCTAAACACGGAGAGTAAATGTCACTGCTACTAGCCCTTACAGCCGTAGGCGGTGGCGGTGGAGTAGATGCCACGGGTAGTGGCTCACTTTCCGCTATCAGCTTAGTATTTGCTACTGGTGGTGGTAGTGGCAGTGCGTCTGCTAGCAGTGTAGTCAGCGGTTTATCTGTTGTAGCACTTGCTGGTGCTGCTTCGGGTACAGCAGTTGGTAGTTCTGCAGTTTCACCCGCGACTGTAGTAGTTCCTACTGCTACTGCAAATGGTTCAGGGGTTGCCTCTGCTACCGTTAATCCACTATCTGCTACTTCTGCTACCGGTACTGGTAGTGGTTCTGCAGTAAGTTCTGCTGCTAATAGTGTTGTAACAGTAGCAGCACCAAATGGTACTGGAGTAGCTAATTCCGACGCTACTGGCAGCGGTTTCGTATCTGCTGTATCTGTTTCAGCAATATCGGGCGCTGCTACAGTTTCCAATACAGCAAGCGCTACACTTACCAGTGTATCTATAGTAGCTCCTACCGCTACTGGCAATGTATCTGTTACTGCGTCTGCTGCAAGCACTGTAATAAACCTTACGCCTGTGGCTGGTTCAGCTACTGGCACTGCATCAGCAAGTACTGCACCCGCAGTAGTGGTTGTTACCGCTCCGGCAGCTAGCGCAAACGGCTCAGGACTTGTCAATGCACCCTTGCCAACGGCAACCCTTGCTGTACCAACAGCGAATGCCAACGGCTCAGGACTTGGCTCTGTAGCTGTAGCCCCAGTATCTGTTACGGCAGAAACAGTATCAGCTAATGGTAGTGCAGTAGGTAGCACAGGTTTAGCGTCAGTATCTATAACTACTTCTACTGTTACCGGCTCAGGTAGTGCAGTAGCTAGTACCACTAACCCTGTAGTAGTTATAGCTTCCCCAGCAGCTAATAGTTCAGGTAGTGCAGTAGCTAGCGGTTCAATGCCTATAGTAACTACAACCCCAGTACAGGGGAGTGGTTACTTTACTAATGAAGCTACAGGTTCTGGTGCAGTAGCTCCGGTAAGTTTACAGGCATCGCTAGCAAGTGCTAATGGAAGCGCTACTGTATCTACCAGTAACCAGTCTGTACAAATAGCTGCACCAAATGCTATAGCAGAGGTAGATGCCACTGCTACTACAGCTTGCTCAAGCGTAAATATAGTTACTCCTAACGGCTACGCTACAGTAAATGCTACTGGAGTAGCCGCCTGCCCGCAGGTCAGCTTTACACCTGCTCAGGGTTTGGCGAGTGCTGGCGCAGGCGCTTTATCTTCACTACGGCCAATCACGGTAACGCCAGTAGCCGGTAGCGGCTCGATACTGTACTTGATTAGTACAGAGGATATACTTAAGCTGTTTAAGATATATAAGCTCCATGGCTTGAGTAGTGACCCATTAATAGTAAGCCCTACGGTAAGGCAGTCAGGTTCAGTAGTACAGGCTGTTACCGGAACAGACATAGTTACTGTAAGCACACTTGAAGAGCCAAGTTTTACGGATGCTAACGTATCTACCATGCTCAGTGAACTTGCTATGCTGCATGGTATAGGTGCTGATCTTACAGTAAGCAATAATACAAGATCAGCAGGCCCCATTACACAGACCATAAATACAGTTGGTAATGTAACTACGGTAACTAGAGTATGAGTCTTAGTATAGCACTACAGGGCATAGGTTACGGAGTAATGGCACTTGCCTTGCAGGGTTTTACTTACATAGCTGTAGAGTTACCAGAAGCACCAAACCAGACGTTTGGCGGTGCTTACGCTAACCCATACCAAGCCAAAAAATACAATAGAGTAGCAAAGCATGTGCGCCTAGAGGGTGTACTTACTCAAGCTACTATAAGTAAGCTAGAAGCTAAAGCTGGTGTAGCTTTGGAGCTGGTAACGGTAGATACCACTACCAAAATCGGAAATGTCACAGTTAAATCAGGCGCTAGATTGGCTGTTTTGCGTGTATCTTCCAAGTCAAGCATTGGTACAATGGTGGCAGAGGGTAAGGTCGGAATCTCCGACGAAGAACTTGCCATTATACTCATGGAGCTTTTGTAATGTATAAGTCAATTCTTTGGTTAGGTTCTCAGGATTCCTATGACGCTTCCGTTGTAGCTCTTAACAAAGGTGAAATCCTTGGTATGGAGAAAAACCAGATCGTTGCTGCTTTGTCAGATAATCCTGACCTTGCAAGAATGGTGTATGACAAGCAAAACGGGGTTGCTATTATCACGGTCAGCGGCTCTTTAGTTGACGGTAATGTCGGCTACGGGCTGTACTTTGGCGTTACTGGGTATGGTGACATTCGTGACGCGCTTGCAATGGCCGTTACTGACCCCTCAGTTGGCTCCATTCTCCTTAACGTAAAGTCCGGTGGTGGCCAAGTCGATGGTGTGTCAGAAACTGCCGCTCTTATTCGTCGCGTTGACAAGGTAAAGCCTGTTGTTACCTACTCAGGTTCGCGCATGGCTAGTGCTGCGCTGTGGATTGGTGCATCTGCACGCTACTCTGTAGTCGGTGAAACCTCACTGGTTGGTAGCATTGGTACGATGATTACTCACGTAGAACGCTCTAAGCAGCTTGCTGCTGACGGCATTACACCTACAGTTATTCGCTCAGGGGATAGCAAGGCACTTGCAACAGCAGTTGAGCCACTTAGCCAGAAAGCTAAGGACCAGTTGCAGGCTCAAGCTGATACGCTTAGCAATATTTTCTTGGGCTACATGGCCGATGCTCGTGGAGTTACTAAGTCTGTAGCCGATGGCAAGTTTGGTCAAGGCCGGGAATTTATCGGGCAGCAAGCCGTAGATGTGGGCCTTGTGGACAAGGTGGGCACCTTTGAAGATGCCTTTGCCAAGGCTGCTTCCTTGGCAGACAAGGCTAAAGCGAGGGCGCAAGCGTCTAATTTCAAAGCTGAATCTTCCAATAGTGGCACAGTTCAAGCATCTACGCTTCCCGGTGCTGGTGTTTTGGCAGATAATTCGCCCAATTCGCAAGGAACACCAATGCCAAAACCACTCTCACAGGAACACCTTGAAGCACTTGCTGCTGGTGTTGACCTTGATGCAGAAGATAAAGAAACTACAGGTACTACTGCCAGTACTACCGAAACTACTACTCCTGCTGTACCTGCGGCTACTGAAAACAGCACTGATACACTGACTGTTTTGCAGAAGATGGTGTCTGATGCCAATGTGGCTGCTGCTGCAGCTACTGCAGAAGCCGTAGCCGCTAAGGCAGAGCTGGATGCTAACAAGGTGCAACTTAACGCTGCCCTTGACATTGTTCGGGTGTCTGTGAAGAACATGAGCGTTCCACTTAACCAGACTGTTGACACGGCTACCATGTCTGCGTCAGAAGTGCTTGCAGAGCATGCACGGCTGTCTGTTGAGTACCGTAAGAAAATGAAAGTGGGCGGGGTCGCTGCAACCGCCGCTAGTGAGGACGCACCTAAGCCTACGGCTCGGGTGAGTCCCATGTTTGCAGCACTTGTCTCTAAATAACCCGCCATTTCTAAGGAGTCACTAACATGGCACGTCAACACTATATCCGCCCTCAGGGTGTACAGGACACGGCTATCACCGTTCGTCTTGGCGCTCAAGGTGTCAACTACAGCGAAAATGATGCTGGCAAGTTTGTCAAGCTGGCTGCTGAGAGTCAGTATGACCTCTGTGCAGTAGGCAATGAAATCGAAGCCGTTATCACTTCCGTGGAACCGGCTACGCAAAACGGCTTCTCCATCGGTGGCGTTATCTGTGAAGGCATCCTTGATGTGACCTTTGATGGTCTGCAAGCTACGCCCGGCACTGGCACCATCGCTGTGGGTGATTATGTGGTTACTGGTACTCCAGTTGCCCGTAACACCGCACAGACTGTGTACCCCAAGGTTTGCAAGGCTACGGCTGCAGCTACGGGCATCGTCTACAAGTGGCGCGTGGTTTCGCTTGGTACTGCCGGTACTGGTGCCGTTGGTACTTCCGGTGTTATCATGGAAGTCTGCTAATCCACTACACACAAATAAGGAGTTCACAAAATGGCATTCTACCAAGACACCGCTGGCGTTATCCAGCACGTAGCACCTGAGCGCCTTGGCGCTGAGATGTACCAGAACGCTCAACGCGCCAATCTGAGCGTTGCAGCCTATATCAACCGCGAGTTCTCTGACTTTGACGCCAAGCTCGGTACTGCCGCACAGCAGTTGTTTGCTTCGGAAGGCCTGTCGGTCGCCGGTGACAACGCTTTCGGTCTGCGTGACAAGACAGTGGCTGAAATCTTGGACGGTTCTAGCGGCTTTGAAGCTGCTGGTAACGCTCGTGATTCCGGTACGCCTTTCGGTAGCGCTTCTCGTACCCTGTTCCCTGCTGCTCTGATTCAGCTTGTCGAAGACAAGATGATGAAAGACCGCACTACGGACGGCAATGTTTTCAACGGTATGGTTGGCCAAGAGCTGTCCATCGCTAACGAAAACTTCGAGCAGCCCGTTATCAGCTACGGCACCCTGAACGGTCCTGAGCAAGCCCGTGCTCAGCGTATCGCTCAGTTTGCAGAAGCTCCGACTATCATGCGCTTCGGCACCTCTGACCGTATCCGCAAGCTGCCTACCTACGGTATCCAGCTTGAGTTCTCTCAGCAGGCTCTTCGCGCTTCTACTCTGGACATGGTTGCCCTGACGATGGGCCGCTATCTGGAGGTGGAAAAAGATGGTCGCGTGTACCAGTACATTGCTGATCTGTTCACTGGTAACGGTGACTTGATCGTAGGTGCTGTGTCTGCTGTGACTTCTACCAGCTTGGATGCTGCTGCTACTGGTGGTGTGCTTACCCACAAAGCTTGGGTCAAGTTCCTTGCCCGTAACCGCAAGTTCCGTACCATTACTCACGTAATGGGCGACATTGACACGTACTTGAAGGTTGAAGGCCGTACTGGTCGCCCCGGTACTACCAACTATGACCCAACCTTGGCTCGTATTGACCCACAAGCCCGTGCTGCAAATGTTGGCTTCGGTAACGATGTGGTGTGGTTCATTACGGACGCAGCTACCGATGGGGGCCCAGTGCCTGCAAATACCGTGTACGCTGTTGATAGCCGTCACGCTATCACCCGGGTGCAAAACGTGTCTGCTAACTACACTGCTTCTGAGGCCTTTGTCCTCCGTCGTAGCGAAGCCATGACGATGCAGTGGAGTGAGGAATGCTACAGGTCGTTCGGAGATAGTGACCTTAAGCCCTTTGACGTTTTGACTATCAGCTAAGACCTAGCTGCTTAAATATAAGAAAGCCCTCTACGGAGGGCTTTTTTGTTTTGTGGTCACGCACACCGCCTTGCCTTGGGTAAAATCCGTGGCTCCACAAACTGAGGAATCTATGAAAATCATTGATGAAGACGGCATTGTTCATACCAATACCGGCAACTTTGCGTTTGCTGACCCTATCAGCGGTCACGTATTCAATCCGGGAGAGCCTGTGAAGGTTAAATCGAACGCATGGATTGAAGGACAGCCCACCATCAAGGCCGAAGCGCCTACTGAGCCTGCCAAAGACTCCAAAAAGAAGTAAGTTCTATATCGGGTAAAACCCGATAGGTCTATCATCGCTGGATGCTTACGACCTACACCACATATGACGAACTGAGAGCTATACTTGGGGTATCCTCTAAGGAGCTTTCAGACGCAGCGCTTACTCAACCCATGTATGACACACTGGTTGATCTAAAGCTTGAGGATGTAGACGTTAATATACCAGCTAAGTTCGCTGAGATTACTGCTTTGCCGTCTCCTACAGATGTGCAAACTAGGTTCTTAAAAGTGACTAAGCTGTATGCTGCATATGCAATAGCCAAAGAGCTTCTCACTTCTTTGCCCATGTTTTCCGTACAGCGTATTACTGACGGCAGGGCAGAATTTCAGCGACAAACCGATATTTTCGCAGACGTAAGGGACGGCGTGGATGCTGCCCTTACGTCGCTGCGCTACAGGCTTTTGGCGGCTTACGCAAGCGCAGAACCCGCTGCAGCGGGGGTAACCCGCGTCACGCTGGTCACAGCCCTTGCAGCCACTCTTGGAACGGACCCTGTTACAAATGGCTGATCTATTTCAAGCAGCAAGGTGGTTTGATGATGTACCTATATACGATGGGTACACTAACGCCTTTTTGTTTAACGGTCAGTACAGTACTTATGATGAGGGTTCACCAGACGGGACCACATCTAAGCGCCGTATCTTGTCACTAGACCCAAGTTTCTCTATACCGCTTCGTAGGTCAATTAAGATAGAAGGTGAGAACTGGCTTGTAGGCGATGGACTTACAGATTCTATCTTTGGTGAACCTATCCGTAAGAACTACTGGATTAAAAAGGTAACTGACGTAGCGCAGTTTAGGACACCACTGCAGGTATGTAACGGTGACTTCGGCACTACAGTACATACACATAAGCAGTACCTTAAGGATACTGTAAATGGTATCACGAACTCTCAGTACGACCCATTCTGGAATATCTTCTACTCTGGTAACGAATTAGCAAGTCGTGGCTACTTCATAAGCTTTGAGAATAAACTGACTAGAGTAAGAGGGCTACATCTGGAACTTGAAGGCTTAATGCTTGCAGGCTGTGATGAACTTGATGATAGTCCCAATGAAAGCATAGTAGCAGTTTCAGTAGATACTGTGAAAACTTACAACCCAGTAACGGATACTTATACCACTACGTCAGGTAACTATAACGGTATAAAGCTTGATGCGTACAAGTTGTATAACTATAACAACCAAGCTGAACCAAAAGTTAATGCTGCAGATATTACGCTGATTCTGCCTGTAGAAGTTCCAACAGGAAGAACTATTATAGTCAGTGGCAAGGTTTACAGGGTAAGCTCAGTAAACCCAGACCTTGATGCTTGGTCGCATAACCTTACACGGCTATGATAGTAACTGGTAATGTAAATAGATGGAAAGATAAGACGCAGGCTGCTAAAAATAAAATAACTAGGTCTGCGACTAAGTACGTTCAAATGCATACCCTTAAGGTACTTGAGTACGCTTGGAGGGTTACTCCTCAATATACAGGTGACCTTGCTGCTAACTGGTATGTAGAGATAACTGGGTATAAGAATCCTACTTACCATAAAATACCGGATAGAACAAGGCATGAGGCTAACTTTGGTAAAGAAGGCTCATACGGTTACGTTGGCGAACAAACGGAACCAAAGAAAGCTGGGGACCCTATATATCAGCCACGGGTAGACTATAATAAAGAAGTTATTGCTAATATAAAGTGGAATAGCAAGGTGTTGCTTGTTAATACTAAGCCCATAGCAGAGGCAATGGAAGCTGGCCTTGTTAAGGTAAGAGAAGCTAATAGAAAAGCTGGTGGAGTACCTGCGGTAATGGCTGCTATTAAAACTAAATTTGGGTATGCAAAATGAGCCTTGATTCAATCAGACAAGACATTACTACTGCCGTAGTAGCCGCTACCCCAAGCTTCACGGCGTGGGCGCTTAGCATCGAGTATGACAACCGAGTACTTGAGTCTAGGTATGAGATAGTTGACCCCTTCCTGTGTGTCAAAGTAAACCTTACTGACGGCTACCAAGCTGATATATCCGATAATCCGGTACACCGAATTATGGGGCAGATACTGCTTGGGGCTTCTGTCCGTGAAGGAGAGGGCTCTGCTAAGGCTAATGTCCTACTGAGTCATTTCTACGAGCGCCTACAGAGAAAGACACTTGGCTCTGTTAGAACCTATATGGCCATGATGGGTGGTGCCCATCCTGACAAGAATAGGGTTGAATACCAAGTGATAGTGCCTTTCTGGTGCGACAAGACCTACTAATGGTAAGGTTTGTTATCCAGAAAATAGTAGTGTAAGGTCTATTTGGCACCTACGCCTATAGACTCCAGCAAAGTCAATCTAACCGGAGCAACTTATGCCTTTTGCATCATCCAGCCTTGCCGTTGTACGCGCAATCAAAGAATCCACGTTTGGCGTTACCCCAGTAGCAGGTAACTCCAGCGCCCTGCGTATCACGGGTGAAAGCCTTGATTACGCCATCTCCAAGGAAGCGTCCAAAGAGATTAACGGCACTCGTACTATCTCTAGCAAGGTGCCTGTTGGTGCTACTGCTAACGGTGGCGTTACTCAAGAAATGCACTACGCTGGTGTAGAGCCTTTCATGGAGTCTGCCCTGCAGTCTACCTTTACCGAGTTTGGCACTGATGGCGTTGGTGTAGCTACTCCTACTACCAGCATCTCTACGACTGCTATTACGGCTACGTCTGCTACTTCCGGTAGCAGCATTTTCACTAACCTGCAAAAAGGTCAGTGGTTCCGTATTACCAGTGCTGGTGCTAACAACGGCAAGATTCTTCGTGTCAGCACCGTGACGGCTCCTACGACTACGGTTATCACTCTTGACACCAATACCCCTGCTGTAGTGTCGGCTGGTGAATCCATTCAGGTGCAGACTGCACGACTGACGCATGGCACGACCCAGACTAGCTGGACCATTGAGCGTGAGAATCCAGACATTGGTGTGTTTGTGGCCTATACCGGCCAAACCCCCAGTAAGATGGGCTTGAAGGTCGCTTCCGGCTCTCTTACGGAAGTCACCTTTGACTTCATGGGCAAAGCCGGTATTGAGTCCAATACCACCGTGATGCCGGGTACGCCCATTGCTGCACCTACCTATGACATTCACTCTGGTGTTGGTGGCGCTACTAACGCTATCTGGCTTGATGGCGTTCCTTTGACTGGCACGTTTGTCAAGTCTGTGGACCTGTCCTTTGATAACGGTCTTCGTAATCAAGACGGCATTGGTACTCTGGGTAGCGTTGGTATCGGTTCTGGCACCATCGACTGCAAGCTCAACATGAGTCTGTATTTCGCGGACAAGAGCCTGTTTACCAAGTTCCGTACTAACGCCAACACCAGCGTTATTTTTAGCTCCACGGATGCTGCTGGTAACGGCTACATCTTCACGGTGCCTGTTGGAAACCTTGCTACGTACAAGTCCAACAGCGACGCTAAGGATAAAGACCAGATGGTCGATGTTGAAATCACTGCATTGTCTGATACAGGCAATGCAGTAGCAGCTCTCCGTAAGCTGCTCTTCATTGATCGGATTGGGTTGGCTGTCGTATAACAGTAGTAGGGTATAGCCCTACTACTCAACCAGTTGGTTGGGGAAAGTGAAATTTGCCCGGTGGTTAGCTCCACCGGGCTTTTTTCGTTTATATTACGACCTCCAACCAACCAACTTTAAGGAACACCAAATGGACTTGTTTAACGCTTTTGCAGTCGATACCGAAGCTCAAGAAAAAGGTACGCTGACGCAGATTCCCGGCGCAGGCGATACGAAGTGGCTGATCGCTCGTGCAGGCAACAAGAACTACGCCAAGCTGATGAACAAGCTGGCAAAGCAAAACCGCGCCGTGCTGGACAGCAAGGGCGATGCTGCAGACGCTAAGGCTAAAGAGATTGTCATCAATGTTATGGCAAAGACTATTTTGCTGGGATTTGAAGGCGAGATTACCTACAAGGGTAAGCAATTTACCTACAGCGAGGACCTTGTTAAAGAACTGCTTGCTCACGAAGAGTTCCGTGCTGCTGTGTCATCCGTCGCAGATGACATGAACACCTTCAAAGCTGTTAAAGACGAAGAAGACGAAAAAAACTAAGTCTGTATTTCGAGTGGCAATTTAAGTACGGGGAAAGACTTAATGACCTACTTGAAATACAGGAGCAACTTGGGCATACGCCAGATGGTTTAAGAAATATACCTGAGATACCAAAGTATCTTAGGTATACTCACAAAATCTGGCAGGAGCTTAGTGGCAGTAGGAACTACACAATGGGTGGTCCTGCTGAGATACCATTTAGTGAGATATTTCTTTGGTGTTTAGCGCAAGGTTTCACTAAAGAAGATATTGGAGACTTATGGGAAGAGTTACACAGAATAGACATGATATGGCTATCTGAGTACTCCAAGAATAGGAAACTCCAAGAAGACAGCAAGAAAAAGACCTCCGCGTGAGGTCTTTTTCTTATGGGCCGGGATAAAATCGCTACGCGATTTTACCGGAGTACCCATGAGCGACGATCTACAATTAAACTTTACGCAGACTGTCAACGAGACTAATAAGGCTATAAAAGCTTTAGACCAGTTGACAGCTAGCTTAAACTCGTTAAATCGCGCAAAACTAGCTGACGCTAAAGCTCAGATAGATGCTTTCATGAGTTCCTCCCAGAATAGAACTGGGGATGCTAAGACTATGCTACGTAGCTTAGCTAAGGATAGTACTTCTGCAATGCAGGAGGTAGCTAAGGCATTAAGTAGTGTTGACAAGATAGTAACTGATGCAGGTATTTCTACCAATAAAGCCCTAAGTAACTCTATAGCGAAGATAACAGCTACTCTTAGAGAATCACTAGGTACTGCTAAGTTAACTCTACAACATGAGTATGACAAAGCAAAGGAAGCTTCTTACAAAAGTATAAAATCACAGGCACTTGCATCCTATGGTGAGTCACTACGGTCTGGTGGCGTATTCAGCCGAGTAAGCTTCCCTAGGGATAAGCAAGGGAACCTTTCTGAGACAGTTGCTGGAGCTAGCACTGAGCTTAGTGTAGATCGTAAGCTGGTTGCAGAGGCTACTGTGAAGGCTGCTAGAGATTATAGAGACGCTTTGAGAGAAGCTAATAGAGAGTCTAAAGTACTAGCTTCTGGCATCTCTGAAAATATAGCAACTAGAGGTCGTGAGCTAGAGCAAGCCGCTAAAGCTATTAGAGTATCTAAGCCAGGTTCTGCCGGTATGGAAGAACTTGCACGACTCGATGCTGCTAATAGAGCAAGTAAATCTACTTACTGGGATTCTTTTGATAGTAAGGAAAAAGCTAGAAGAGATAGCATACGTGAGTCTTATAGAATTGAAAAAGTTGAAGGTAATGCAGCTCTTAACGCCCTAAATGTAGAACATGATGCACAGAAGGCGCTCTATGCTCGCCTTGAGCAGTATAAGGCGGATAAGGCTAAAGAAAGACTCCAACAAGAATCCCAGTGGGAGAAGAACAAAGCAGCAGAGCGTTCTGAACTTTCTAAGGCTGCTGCTAGTAGGGATGCTGCTTGGGATTTAATAGATAAGCAAAAAGCCTTAGAGGTGTCTAAAGCCTTTGCTGTTAGAGAGGCTCAACAGACTAGAGAAAAAGAGGCGGGTCTTAGGGCTATAGCTAAAGCTGGTCGTGAAGAAGATAATAGAATAAGAGCGGCACTGGATGCTTCCGCTGCTTTACAGATACAAGGGTATGAGAAAGCTTTAGATGATTCCCTGACTATTGCTAAGTCTAAGTTTAGAAACTCCCAGAGAGTAGCCAATGAGTCTTACCGTCAGGGGGAGCTTAACGCTAATTTTAGACACCAGCAAGCACTTGTAAATCAGGCTATAGAAGCTGGCAAGTCTACTGGAGCTAAGGCTCTACTTAGTAGAATGGTATCTGCTCAGGGTATGCTAGGAGTTGCTGGTGGTGAGTCTGCAGCTACTAAGAAGTTTGGCTCTGACATGGTAGAAGCCGTTAAGTCAGGAGCTACAGAGCGACTTGCTGGCGCTGTGGCTACCCTTGGAAAGAACACTGGGGATGCTACACCTAAACTATTTAGCCTGAGCAACGCCCTCAAGTCACTCGGCGGCGACATGAATACGGCCCATAGTGCGGCCCGTGGCCTTGCGTCGGGCTTTGGCTTGCTGTGGCTCACTTGGGGTCAGATGGCCCCCCTGTTGGCTGGTTCCGCCCTATCCTTCGGCATTGCTAAGTCCTACCAGCAGGCTAAGGAATTGAGCCTTGTATTCGCTGACATACAGTACGTGGCGGGTACTGCTGCGGAGGACATGACCAAGCTAAAGGCGGCTGCTGTAGACTCTGCCAACGGCGCTGCTGGCCCACTTGAGATGGCCAAGGGTATGCGTTCTCTTGCATTGGCGGGCTTGGACGCTAAAGAGCAGCTTGATGCCCTTAGCACTGTTCGCGCATTCTCTAACGTTGGTAACGTAAACATAGAGAAGAGCGCAGAATCCTTAGTAGCTATTGGTAGTGCATTCGGATATAAGGCTAAAGAGTTTGGAGTTGTAGCCGACGTTATTGGCGCTGCTGCTGCTAGCTCAATGGCTAGTATTGAAAATATGACAGAGGCATTCAAGGCTTCGTCAGTCATTGCACAGACCTATGGGGTTGACATTAAGGACGTTGCCGCATCTCTGGCCTTGCTTGCAAACATTGGCATTACTGGTAGTGCTGCTGGTACTGCTGTGCGGCAGATGTACGTAGAACTGACAGGAGCCACTGCCAAGGGTAAGAAAACTCTTAAAGAGTTTGGTATCGAGGTTTGGGACCTTCAAAACAATAAGATGAAGGGTCTGCCAGATATTTTAGGGCAGCTTACGTCTAAGCTATCTGGGCTTAGAATCGACCAGCAGATTGAGTTGCTGCAGCGTCTTGGTAATGAGCGGGGTCTTAAGTCTCTTAGCGCAGACCTTATAGCTTTTGCTCAGAATGCAGCGTCCACTGGTAAGGATGTGCAGACTGAGTTTGCTAAGATTGCTGATGCAATCAACAACGCAGCAGGGTTTACTGTACTCGCTGATATAGGAAAGCGACAAGCTTTTGGTTACGTATTTAAGCAAACTGCTGCTGATATAGAGCGTTCGTTAGTTAAGGCCTTTAGTGCTTCGGAGGGCGCTGCTACTAGGCTTATGAATACTCTTGGTAACATATTCTCTTCTGATCGTTTTGTTGGCGCTGTTACTGAGCTTATTGATGTTGTAACTCGGTTTGGTCAGGTTATGGCTGACCATATCGACGTAATTATCGGTGTAGGCAAAGCTTATTTGGCATATAAACTGGTAATGTTGGGTTTAGTAGCTACTAGCGGGTTAGTTACTCTCGCTACTCAGGCGACTTTACTAGCGGGGGCTATGCGGTCTAAAGGCGTAGCTATGTCTATTGCTACCGTAGCAGCAGAGGGACTATCCGGTGGCTTAAAAACACTAGGTGCAAGTGCTGCTACTGCCAGTTTCGGCATGACGGCACTTGGGGCGGCAATACCAATCATAGGCATAGTTGGTGGATTACTATCAGTAGGTGCGACAGCCTACGCTTTATTTGGAGACAAAGCTAAGGACGCCCTGACTAAAGCAAAAGAGAACTCTGAGGATTTCTTTAATAGTACATCTAAGAATCTACAAGAAGAAATAAAGAGGCTTAAGGACAAGACCGATAACTGGACTCTTTACGGGAATGCCATAACTGCTGCAGCCGACGCTAAGGAGCGTATGCTGGTAGCTGATCTGCTAGAAAAGAGAGCAGCTGGTGAGAATGAAATAATTAGTAGGATGAATAAAGCAACTGGTAGATCTAGCATCGAGTCTGGAGCTATACCGCTTAGTGCACCGTATGAAAAAGAGCTAGATGACTATAGAGCTAGAACTAAACAGATGGTTGACATAAAGAAGGCTGAAGTTAAACAGCTTTTAGAGTTAGCTAAGAAAGATGAGGAGCAGTCTAAGCTCTCAAGGGATGCCAGGAACAAGCGTGAAGCTGGTACTGGTATGCTCTCTACTGATGAGGACATGGGCCGGATTTACGATAACTCCGGTAAGATAAATGCTGCTTACAGCAGAGACCTAGGCCTGCAGAGAAAGCTCATGCAGGACGAGCTTGATATGCTAGGCTACGCTCACAATGCTAAAGAACTTAGTGATGTTGAGTTTTATGTTAAGAGAACGGAGACTATCAAGCGCTTTAATGATGAAGCTGATAAAATAGAAACTGCCAGCCTTAATAAGTTGTATAAAGAGTATACCAGTGTCTATAAAGCTATCGGGGACCAGTACGATAAAGAGAAAGACCCAAAGAAGAGGAGCAATCTAAATGAACGCTTGACAGCGCTTGGGGAGGCATACGACAGCTCTGCTAGTAGGATTATTGATGATAGCATAGCCCGTAAGTCGGACGAGACTAAGAGACTTGCTAAGGAAACCTACGAAGCTACAGCTGAGATTAACCGTATGGTTAAGGCTAATGAGGAGTGGACGCAGAGTTACAGTAAGCGCGTTAATAAAGCTTCTGCTGTTGAGGCTGCAAGGGCTGCAGCGGAGAAGCAAGGACCTAGAGCAGTAGCTATAGTTGAAGCCCAGATGAAAGTACAAGAGGACTTCTCTGAGAGAATTGCTTCTACCACTACTAAGATTACTGAACTTACGGCTGAGCAAGCAAAGTATGACGAATTGGCTACTGCTAGCGGTGGAAACCCGGAGTACATTGAGATGTACAGACGTAAGGGCCTTGAGATTGAGAAGCTTAGGATTGAGATTGCTAAGCTGTCTAAAGACGAGGCTAAGTATATCTCTAAGGCAGGTACCACTGCCGGTGCTAAGTTTGACTCTGACCAGCTTGAGGCTGAGCGTCAGAAACTTGCTACGTCTTGGAAGACTACTTCTAAAGACATAGCTGACTCACTGTTTGATGCTATCATTGGAGTCGGAGATAAGTCGGGCAAGAAACTGCGTGACCAAATTCAACGGGCGCTGATGGCCCCGCTACGCCTTTTCCTTGACCCGATCATCAATGACCTTGCCGCTACCATTGCGACGGCCCTGAACCCTACTGGCGCGGCTGCTGCAGCCCAAGGCGCAGGCACCGGCAAGGGTAGCGCGTTTAGCGCCCTGTCCGCAGGTAAGAGCGTATTTGACGCCCTTAACAATGGCGTGTCTACAAGCATTGCTAACGGTTTTGCTAAGCTTGCTAGTAACTCCGCAGGAGAAAAGCTTGGAGTTAGTTACTACGATGGTAACGCTTACCAACTAACGGGGGTAGGTGCCCAGCTTGGGCAAGTGCTTGGCGCTGTAGGCGGAGCTGCTGCAGGTGTATCACTTAAAAATGCCATAAGTGGCGGCTTCAAAGTAAGTAACTTTGCTGATGCTATTGGCACTGCTGTATCTTTGTGGTTTGGCCCCATTGGTGGTATTGCTTCTGGTTTATTTAACCGTGCATTCGGTAAAAAATACGACGGTAGCGGTATCGCTGGAACCTTTGGCGCTGGCAATGGCTTCTCCGGCTATAGCTATACAGACTACGAGGGTGGCTGGTTTAGCTCAGGTGGAAGAGACACTTCCGCTCTTGACCCACGCATAGTAAAGCAATTATCTAACCAGTTTCAACTGGTTAAGACTCAAGCGGCTTTGCAGGCTACTACACTGGGTGCATCAGCAGATGCATTGGTTAATTTCACACATAGCTTTGCTTTTGCAACAGATGGTCTTAATGGTGACCAGATAAACGCTCAGATTAAGTCTGCGTTTGAAGGTGCCGGAGAAGCTATGGCCCAACTTATACTTGGGACCACGGAGTACTCACAGGTAGGAGAAACTGCTGCTGCTACGTTATCACGCCTATCTGGCGGCTTGAATGGCGTTAATTCAGCTATGCTACTACTTGGCAAGGTCACGTACTCTGCATCTATGCAAAGCGCACAGTATGCTCAGAACATAATCAATGCAGTAGGCTCTCAGTCTGAGTTTGAGTCTGCAGTACGTGGTTACTTTGACGCATTCTATAGCAATACCGATAAGTCTAGCTCTAAGCTTAGCGTGTTTACGTCCGAGCTGTCCAAGCTGGGCATCAGCACAGTCCCAATGACGAGGCAAGCATTCCGCCAGCTTGTAGATGCTCAGGACCTGACCACTGAAAGCGGCCAAGCTGTGTATGGGGGTTTGCTAAAGCTTAGCTCTGCTTTCATCGACATGACGAGCGCTGCAGTATCTAGTGCAGACAGCTTGATGCAGGCAGCTGAAAAAGTTATGAAGGATGCTTCCCCGGCTCTGACGCTGCAGCAGCAAATAGGCCAGTTCGATAAGAATTATACACTTGCTTTGTCTACGTCTGGTACTACACAAGCTGAGTATCTGACTAAGCTTGCAGACGCTCTACCAGATATAAGCACCGCACTTAAAGAAAATAGTGCTACCCGTGAGCAGTGGCTGTCTTCTGTCTCTGTACTTGCTAATAAGGCTATGTTTGCGGCTAAAGCCGTAGACCCCACTTTGACTATACCAGCTTTTGCATCTGGCGGTTACCATAGGGGTGGTTACAGACTTGTTGGCGAAGATGGGCCAGAGATTGAGGCTACTGGGCCAGCAATGTACTACAATGCGTCGCAAACCAAGTCAATGCTTGGCGGCTCCGATGACGGCAATGTGTCAGGACTTATCAAGGAATTGATAGCCCAAATTGACTTGCTGCGGTATGAAACCCGCGCAACAGCTACGCACACGGCTAAAATGGCGAAGCTCCAAAATGACTGGGATGGTCGCGGTCTGCTGATACGTAATGATGCAGATACACCCATAACTACACACGCAGTATGAAGGTCATAAAACCCACAACAATGGTTGCAGGTATGATTCAGTATAGTTCCACCACGGAACTGTACGCTACATACTCGGCTGTGACTGCCTACACTACTGGGACTAAGGTAGTGTATGGTAACTACATATATACTGCTACAACGTCTACTACCGGTAATCAACCCGATATAAGCCCAGCGCAGTGGTCAGTATTCGGTCCATCTAACAAATGGGCTGCATTTGACCCGCAGGTCAGCACCGCTTCCGAGGACCTAGGGGATATAGAGTTTAAGGTAGCTACTGGAAACTGTGATTCACTTGCTTTAGTTAATCTTACAGGTACTAAGGCTAGAGTAATAATTAAAGACGGTATAGCAGGACCTACGGTTTACGATAGCGGCGATATCACACTTGACCGTGCCGTCATTACAGACTGGTATCTATACTTCTTTGAACCATTTACGCAGGTTAACACACTTGTATTGAGTGGCCTTCCTTCGTATGTTAACGCGAGTATGGACATTAAGGTAAGTGCTGCACCACTTACAGTAGTGGCTATCGGTAATGTTAGCTTTGGTAATGCAGCAAATATAGGTGGTGCCCAGTATGGCACAACACTTGGCATAACCGATTACTCAAGAAAGAATACTGACGAGTTTGGGATTACTACGTTCGTAAAGCGAAGCTTTAGCAGTAGAGTAAACACTAAGCTGTGGGTATCTAATACAGACTTTGATAGAGTCTATGGTGTACTTGCAGACCTGAGAGCTACACCCTGTATGTGGGTCGGTACTGATGATAGTAACTACCAGTCACTAAACGTATTTGGATTTTACAGAGATTTCACAATGGACATACAGTATTTCTCTGCTAGTATGTGTACACTTGAGATAGAAGGATTGACATGACGATTACAGCACTCCCAACAGCACCTACGCGAGATGACCCAATAAACTTTGCCACGCAGGCTAACGCTTGGGTAGCTGCGCTTGGCACCTTCACGACGGAGGTGAACGCGACCGCCGTTGCTATGCAGACCAATGCAGACGTTGCCGCCAGTGCGGCTGCTGCATTGGCCTTGCCCGGATACAGCGGCTCCAGCACCACTAGCACTACCATAGGTACAGGCTCCAAGACTTTTACAACGCAGTCTGGCAAGTTGTGGGCTATGGGTATGGCTGTAGTTATTGCTGCTGATGCTACTAATTACATGAAGGGTACGGTAACTTCTTACTCGTCTACTACACTCATTGTAAGTGTGACATTTACTGGCGGGTCAGGTACATTTAATAGCTGGACCATCTCTCCGACTAGCATCACTATGGTGTGTGATAGTGATATCAAAGTTAAGGGTACTATTACGGTAGGTTCTGGTAACAACAGTAACACCAACAATACATCCATAGGTTTGAGTGCGGGTAGCTCCATAACCTCCGGTGGAAGTAACGTATTTACAGGTAGCAACTCTGGCTCTGCTAATACTACCGGTAGCAATAACGTATCTGTTGGCTCTTTCGCTCTTAGCACCAGTACTACAGCTTCTAACAACGTAGCAGTTGGAAGCTCGTCTATGCAGTCTAGCACTTCTGGTACAGAGAACGTAGCAGTTGGTAACTCTACCCTAGCTAGCAACTCTTCTGGTCAGGCTAACGTAGCTGTAGGTTACCGTAGCTTGTACACTACGTCTGGCGCACTTGGAAACACCGCTGTTGGTTACCAAAGCGGGAGTTCTTTAGCTAGCGGCTATAACGTAGCTGTTGGTTATAACGCCCTTAACATAGCTAATAGCAACGGTAGTATTATTGCAGTTGGCGTAAGTTCTCTATATAACGCTACGGGAGCTAGAAACACTGCCGTAGGTTCGTATGCTGGCAGTTCAGCAACTAACACAGGCTCTGATAATACCCTTGTAGGGTATAACTCAGGACTTGCACTTACTTCCGGAAGTACTTGTACTTTAGTAGGTAAGTCGGCAGGAGCTGCTCTTACTACAGGCTCCGGTAACACTGCACTTGGATACTCTGCATTACAGACAAACACAGTTGGCGCTAGCAACACTGCTATAGGCTACGGAGCGCTTGTTAATGCTACTAACAGCAGTTTTAATACTGCTGTAGGCTATCAAGCTGGTCAAAACCTTAGTTCGTCTAATAGTTGCACTGCAATCGGCTACCAAGCGCTGTACTCCATAGTATCTGGTATTCATACGGCTATAGGTAGTCAAGCTCTGATTAACGCAACAAGTGGTACTAACAACATTGAGATTTCCTCTGGTGTGGGAACCTCGGTGTTTAACGTAACTACTGAGTCTAACCGTATAGTGCTTGGTAGTACCGCAGCAACTAATGCGTATATTCAGGTAGCTTGGACCGTAGTTTCTGATGAAAGAGATAAAACGGACTTTCAACCTGTGCTGCATGGACTTGACTTCGTTAAAGCTCTTAGCCCTGTAAGCTATAGATTTAGAGTATCTAGGGACACTTCGGATACACAAGGCGGCAAGCGTTATGGCTTTAAGGCTCAGGAGGTGCTTGCACTTGAGGGGGATGACCCAGTTATTATAGATAACGAAAATCCAGACAAACTTTTGTATAATGAGAGTAGCCTTATACCAGTACTTGTAAAAGCTATACAGGAACTTACAGCCCGCCTTGAGGCACTTGAAGGAGCTAAATAAAATGGCAGTAACTATTGGTTTCAAGGGTGCAGAGCTTAACCTGCTGGTGCGTCAGGGTGCCACGTTCGGCCCTATGGCCTGCACACTGACTAACCCGGACACATCCCCAGTAAGCCTTGCCGGTGCTACAATCCGTGGGCAGGTAAGACGGCTGCCTAACTCAGCTACTGTAGCGGCTCCGTTTACATGCACGATAACTAATTCGGCTGCTGGACAGTTTTCTTACTCTATAACTGCTACTGATACCGCCTCACTTTCTGCGGGGTTGACAGAAACGGATGCAGACTCTCAGTACTACTGGGATATGGAGATGGAGATTGCTGGCGTTGTTACACCATTGATGTATGGTGCTGTATCCGTATTCCGTGAGGTTACCAAGACATGAGTATTACCATTAATACACCTGCTCCCCTAAACCTGCAGGTAGTAGAAGCCGGGCAGGACCCAATACAACTTGCTATTGGTGCGCCACCTACTATAGCACTTGCTCTATCAGTGGGTCAGGGTCCTTCCGGTGTGGGAACCCCTACGGGCGGTGCTACTGGCTTCTACCTTAGAAAAAATAGCACTACAGACTACGATTTCTCGTGGTCGGCACCTACTAAGGCTGATGTTGGGCTTAACAACGTCGATAACACATCTGACATAAACAAACCGGTTTCTACAGCACAGCAAATAGCACTTGACTTGAAGCAGGACGTATCTGCAAAAGGCGTAGCTAATGGCTATGCTTCCTTGGACTCTGGTGGTAAAGTTCCCTCGGGCCAACTGCCGTCTTTTGTTGACGATGTTCTTGAGTACGCCAATCTTGCAGCCTTTCCCGGAACAGGTGAAACCGGAAAGATTTATGTAGCACTTGACACAAATAAGACTTATAGATGGTCTGGTAGTGCCTATATTTATATAACTAGCGGTGCAGTAGACTCTGTAAACGGATACACTGGAATAGTAACGCTTGCTAAGGCCGATATCGGATTATCCAACGTAGATAACACTTCTGACGTAAATAAGCCAGTCTCTACTGCTCAGCAGACTGCACTTAATCTCAAACAGGACTTGAGCGAGAAGGGTAATGCTAACGGCTACGCATCACTGGACGGCACTGGCAAGGTCCCAGCCAGCCAGTTGAATGTGACCTCGACCTTGAGTGGTCTGACGGCTGCAACAGGCTCAAATACGCTTGCCAACGGTAACAACCCACAAACGTGGAATTGGGCACAGACTACAGCCGCTCAAACGGCGTTCGCTATTGGTGAAACTTCTGCGGCTACTGGTGGCTCTGGCTCTCAAATACTGTTTAGTGTTGCTACTCTAGCAAGCTCAACTGCTGACCCCTTTAGGGTGGCTACTCGTGGTACCGATACCATACGGGTTTCTCGTACAGGTGACGTTACAATTACCGGTCTTATTGGCTCTTCTGGTAGCGGAACCTTTGGTTCATCTGTATCTATAACAGGCGGAGCTGGAGTTACTTCTGTTGGTGGGGTTGGTGGTAACGTATCTATAACCTCTGGCGTTGGCGGTAATGCTCAGGCCAGCTGCTTTTCTGGCGACGTTAATATAACTGTCGCAGCCGGTGGAAGCACTGCTCGTGCAGGTACTCTAACTATTCAAGGTGGGTCCTCTAATGCCGCTCAATCCGGTAACTCCGGTGGAGTTGTGGTTAACGCAGGTAACGCGGGCGCTGTAGCTTCTGTAGCTGGTGGCCCAATAGTGCTTACTGCTGGTGCAGGCTCTACTACAACGTCTGGCGGCGTTGGTGGTGCAGTTACTATTACTTCAGGTACTGGTGGACTTGCTGCTGCAAGCGGTAACCTTAATTTATCTGTAGCTAGTGGTGGTGCTACAGGGCGGGCCGGTATTTTAAATATAACTGGTGGTATATCTAACACAACCCAGTCTGGTAACTCAGGCGGAGTTGTAATAGCTGGTGGTGCTGCTGGTGCAGTAATAGGTATATCTGGTGGTCCAGTCGTGTTAACTGGTGGTGTTGGTTCTACCACTACTACAGGGGGTTTTGGTGGGCCTATTACAATTACTGGCGGTACTGGCGGTCTTTCAAACTCCGGCGGTAATGTAACTATATCCTCTGGAACTGGTGGAGCTACCGGATTTGCTGGCATTTTAACCTTACAAGGTGGAACATCTAATACAGCGCAGTCCGGTAACTCTGGTGGAGTAGTTATTAACGGGGGTTCTACTGGTGCAGTAGCTTCTGTAGCAGGGGGCCCAATAGTGCTCACCGCTGGAGCAGGCTCCACGACTACTACTGGCGGCACTGGAGGCGCTATTTCTATTACCGCTGGCACTGGTGGACTTGCAGCTACTGGCGGTAATGTAACTATAGCTAGTGGCTCTTCGTCTACCGGGGGCTCAGGAGCGTGTTCAATAAATACTGCTGCATCCTCCACCTCTAGCGGTGCAATTAGTATTACTACAGGTAATGCAAATACATCTGGTAATATAACAATTACAGTAGGCGGTGGTTCTGCATCTACTGCTGGAATACTTACTCTGCAGGGCGGTACATCGGGTGCTGCACAGTCTGGCAATTCAGGCGGCGTTGTTATAACTGGCGGTGCTGCTGGACCTGCAGCATCTATTGCAGGTGGCCCGGTAGCTATTACTGGAGGGGTAGGCTCTACTACTACTACTGGGGGTGTAGGTGGCGCAGTTACTATTACTGCTGGTACTGGCGGTCTTACCGCTGCAGGTGGTGCTGCCACTATAAAAGGTGGTACTGGTGGTGGCAGTAGTGGTACTGGAGGAACAGCATCGGTAATAGGTGGGAACGGGGGTTCCACTAATGGTACTGGTGGAAATGTTGCTATTACTGGCGGTACTCCAGCGAGTCCCCTTGGTGATGGCGGAAATGTATCTATTACTGGTGGTACTACTACTGGCTCTTTTGGTGGCTCTATTAGTGTAACTGCAGGTAATGGCGGTAATCAAGGTGGTGACGTTACTATTACTGCAGGTAACTTAACTAGTAGTAATGTAAGGGCAGGTAATGTTGTTATTACTGCTGGTAATTCTAGTGCCACAGCTACTGGCATTGTAGGCGGAAAAGTAGACATACTAGCTGGTCAGGGTTCTACTACGACTACTGGTGGTATTGGTGGTGCTATAAACATAACTGCTGGTGCAGGTGGACTTGCTGCTGCTGGTGGTGCTGTAAATATAGCTGGGGGTACTGGTGGAGCAACTGGTAACGGTGGTGCTGTTACTATAACAGCCGGGGCTAGGGGCTCTACTGGTGCTGGTGCTAATATATCTATAACAGCTTCTAATGGTAGTTCTGGCGTAGGTGGTGACATTAACCTCACTACCGGCACTGGCACCACTAACGGTCGCATAAATTTTGTGAACTCAAACGTCGCAAATGGTGCAGTTGCGACTACACTTGGCAGCGTTGGCCCGACTGGCGCTAACACCACAGTCCAAGGGTGGCTTGCCATTGCCGTGGCGGGAACCACCCGATACATCCCCTACTGGTAAGGAAATAAAATGCCCGAAAACATCGTTTCTGAAATCGAACTCAACGCCCGCTTCGCCTGTCTTACGCGACAGCGCGACGTTGCTCAAGCCCAAAACGTCATGGACGCCGGGACTATTGTTGTTCTACAACAACAGGTCAAGTCCCTTGAGGAAGCCCTGCAGTCAGCCTCTGCTCAGGGTTATTCGCCTACACCCAAGTCCGCTTAAGGAGCTACTGTGCCAAACTACAATGAAAGTTCTATTTCTGGTACAGCTTATACCAGATGTAATCAGGTAGTCATTAACAACCCCAAGGGTGGGGTGCCATCAATGGCCTTTCTTGAGGAGCGGTTTATTGAGCTTGGTGCAGACTCTGTAGCACGGCCTACGGGGTCTATACAGGCTAGTTTCAGGGCTGATGGTGTATTTCCACTAATCAACCCAGGTACTGGGGAGCCTACGGGGGATACTATGACACACCAGCAAGTTTATGCTGTACTCTACAGCTTGTATATAAGTGAGGCCCTTGCTAGGGACGCTGCATGAAAGCTAGGTTGATACTGATTTGTTTTCTTCCACTGCTTGCTCTTGCAGCAGTAATAGCTTTTGTTCGCTATCTGTACACAGTACTGGTAGCGCCAGACAAGAGTTGGAAGATAGCAATCAGTTTCGACCAGCTATTTAATGCAGCTAGTAATGGTAGCGAGGACGAAACAGTATCTTCAAGGGCAGGCAGAGCTAAGAGAGAAAATAAAAAGTGGGGATGCGTACTATGCAAACTGCTAGACGTATTCGATAAGGACCACTGCGACAAGTCAGTTGGCACTTAAGTCAGCGTTAATGTTGGCGATATATAGTGAAGGCTTGGAGGCATCGTGAAATCTTTTAACCTATTCCCACAAGATACCAGAGTAGCAGAGCTTGCAAGTTGTATGGCTCTAGCCCTGCTTCTGCTTACTATACTGGTGTCTGGTTCTCCTATCCTGATGGAGTCATCTAAACCCTGCATATATTGGGAGTGGGCCATTACCTCTCTGCTGATTTTGCAGTTAATTGGCCTACTGGCGTACCCGAAACAGGAGCTACTTCGCACTATAATGTGCTGGGTAAACGGTAGCTTTTGGGTGTGGGTCGGCATTAGTAGTCTCTCTACGGACCATGTAGCTATAGGTTTACTAACTCTAGGGCTTACTAACTTGTACGCCTTTGTCGTAAACGTAAGCATGTTGAGGTTTACATGGAAGCTATAACGCTACTGATTCAGGCCCTAAAGGGTCAACCCGCAGCGTTCACCCTTACCGTTGGGTTTGTGTTTGCAGTGTTTGCGCTCTATCTCCACTCACGTAAGGTAGACATAGCGGACGTAACCTCCATTGGCGCTACTTTATCAGCACAACTCAAAGCCCAGTCTGAACTTGTTCAGAGTCTGTCAAAGCAGGTAGCTGAACTCCATGAGCAGAATGTAGGTCTTATGGGTGAGTTGCGTAAGGCAAACAAGAAGATAGACGAGCTTGAGACTATGTTAAAAGACTACCAAGCCAATGAACCTCACACAAGTTCTGGTCCAGCTATATAACCTGAGGTTATCTAAAGCTAAGGAAGCCGCCCCATTTATGGAGGCGGCTTTGCTACTTGCGAAGTGTACTACGCAGCAGCGTAAAGCCTGCTTTCTTGCACAGGTAGGGCATGAGAGTGGTATGCTAGTGTACACTAAGGAAATTTGGGGTCCTACGCAGCAGCAGCTAAAGTATGAGCCACCAAGCAAACTTGCTAAGCAACTTGGCAATATAGCACCTGGCTCAGGTAAAAGATATATGGGCCGTGGCTGGATACAAACTACAGGCGAGTCTAACTATATCATTACCACTAGGGAAATGAGAAAGTTAGTACCAGACTGCCCAGACTTTCACGCAGAACCAGAGAAGCTAGCGCTTGTGCAGTATGCAGCATTATCGGCAGCTATATTTTGGAACTTAAAGAAACTAAATACGTTTGCAGATAGTGGAGATTTTGTTACACTGACTAAACGTATAAACGGCGGCACAAACGGCATTGCACACAGGCAAGCTCTATACACAAAGGCGTTAATACTATGCTAGAAATTATTGGTGGACTGTTTACAAGCGTTCTTTCTGGTGGGGCTACGGGTCTTATCGGGGTATTGCTGCAGCGCTACTTTGACTTGCAGCATAAGAAGCAAGATATTGAAATCATCAAGCTGAACCACCAGAATACACTTGAGTTGTCAAAGCTTGAGTCCGCTAGAGCGGATTCTCGCAACGCTGCAGAAGTAGAGATGGCAGAGGTTGATGCAGAGGCGCGAGGCGATGAAGCTGCTAGTAAGTCTTTGATAGCCGCGCTTGAGAATGACGGGGCTACGTACCTTGATAAAGGCGCACAGAGCCGACCCGGCTTTGTGGGTGGCGCTGTGACCTTGATGATGGGTTTTGTTGACTTCCTGCGCGGCTTTATCCGTCCCGGAATGACTGCGTATCTCTGCGTACTCGTAACCTACATGTTTATGTGGGCGCGGAACCTGATGGACGTTCATGGTATTTCATTTACACCTGAACAGATAACTGGTATAGTTGTGCAGATTGTCTCTACTATTTTGTATGTTTGGACTACGGTATCACTTTTCTGGTTCGGGACCCGACCTCCAAAGTCTGCTGAACCTAAGTAA